TAGACCCAGGTTTGGATGGTACTTACGTTCCATCTCCGCCTCGGACCGCTCTAACTTAAGCGGCCCGATTGTCAGCTATGCAAGCTGACCCATCGGCATTTCGACTTGAAGCTGCCGCGCTTCACGCTGGTACTAAAGTCCAACGCTTCTGGCTTAATATCTAAGCCGGAAGTTTGTACTGATAGTACTCCACGTCCAGAGTGAACTCTAGGTAGTCTTCCAAGAGATCCTGAAACTTCTCCGGCGAGATAGGAGTTAATCCTTTCCCACTGCAGAACTTCTGGTATTTCTTGTAGATCCTGAGTGCACTTCGGTAAGTCACCCAAGCTTCGAGTCTGTTCGTTCTGACAGAGATTGTCGCGAATGGCCATAAGATAGTCTGCGGCGTTAAAGGGTTTACCACAATATGTGGTAGCCCAACGTTCACAGTCATCTTTTTGGTTGTCACGATTCTCTCTGAGAGAGGAACTGATTCCCCACTTGAGGAGACTTGCGCGTTCATTTCCATCGATACTATCCCTTCTTTTAAGTGGATGGTATTGCAGCCGCTTCTGTTTGAAGCACTGCAACTCTACATTCCAATGTAGATTTGTAGTAAACAACAAACTGAAGTGGTATAGACCTGGTCCAGGAACCCTGGACCTAGGTATGGTATGACGCACCACGGAGCGAAGCAGATTACGGATTTCCTGAGCTATGTGCCATTGCCCTCTCATATAAAAGAGATCGGCCGTAGCATTCCAGCTCATGATTTCCTCTGCTTGCCAGTTTCGTACGTTGTCTGGTGGGACTGTTCTAGCGTAAACGGGATTAACCGCTACGCCATTATAGTAATCCGCACCGCAAGACTCACGGAATAGTGAATTCCGGAAAGACTTGCCGACATTCACCTTAAGAGCATAGCTTTCAAGGTAACGTACGACCGCGTCCGCGTAATTTACGGGAACGATAATATCGTCTCCATAAATATCGATCGATCGAGAATACTTTTTGATCGAACGAGAACTCGGACGAACACTGTCGACCATATGCATTACTGTCAAGACTAGCGTGTAAAACACGCATGCTTCTACGGGAAAGCATAAAGCTGAACCCTGCGAAGCATATTTCGTCAAGACAATGTTGCGGCCGTCAGGTAACGTAGCATGTAACGAACGAGCATCCTCTAAATATTCGAGGAGCCCTGAGGTCTTAAAGATGCGCTGAACTAAGTGCAAATGCACTCGATCCGACGCATCCTTCAGGTCTAGCGTAGCTAGTCGTTTATCGATACTGCTAGTGTAAGCGCGTTTCTGATTCACCGTTTGGTCCGAAAACCTTACGGAATTACGAGTCAGGCTATGCTCCTCCAACGTCTTATACATGTAGTCTTTTAAAGACTGTTGCATGTACATCACGTGTGAAGGTTCTATAGCAATAACGCGTGGCGCCGACTGCGTCTTTGGAACAAATACTATCCTTACCGATTCTTCATCGCGTAACGATAGAAATTTGGGACCTCTTTCGCCTTCGGCTCCTCCTTCGGAACACTCTGCTGCTGCCCCGTAATTGGGGTAACAGTGGAGGTCACTGGGGTAGGAGTACTCACTTCGCTCGTTCCACTTACGGATTTCATATCGTTCATTTGAACGATAACGATCCGCAGTAGAACCAGGGCCGTGATGACAAACAAGACGAGTGTAATCAAGCTCAGGAAATACCTGAGCCCAAAGTACTCTTGATACTTGTTCAAGGACAATGTCCTTTCGCTCAATTTGAGGTGTCGCACGGCGGAGTTCGCCTTCTACATCAAGAAAATGCTGTGCAGCGCTAGCTTCTCTACTAGCTGTGCACCCAAGTTTCAGTTTCTTAAAGAATCTGCAAACTTGCCGAATACCAGCAATGGTATAAGGGCATGCATCTTTTTGTAGCTCACCATCCTTATCGAACACACGTTTGAAGAAACCTCCGAGAAATCGGGGGAGCCTTCCATGCTTAGCGAATTCGCTTGGGCATGTGAACGATCCGCTTTCGATGCCTCTCTCGAGTGCATCAGAAAGTTTTGGAAGGGTTATTGTTAAGAACGATAATCCTTCGTGTTCGAATCGACATACAATTCTTTGTATGTCGCGTTCTACGGACAGGTCTAGGTCCAATGCTAATTGTTTTAGCACGGCCTTGACAAGGAGCATGGTCGGTCTTTTCATATAAACCTCCATTTTTACGGGGGAATATAGACCGTCCGAGCTTACTCCAACTCGTGTTGGTGATACCTGTCTTAAGCCGGAAGAATCCGACTTAAGAAATTACGAAATTTCACTAGAAGTTTCGTAATCCTGGTAAGTAAATTCAATTTAGAATTCACCGCCCAGGACCTTGTTGTAATTGGTTGAAGTCAACCAAGCCTTCAAGGCATCAATCAGGTATCCGATCTCAGTGTCCGAAAAGCCAGTTTTAGGCTCGTCAATGACGAGATAAACACTGACACCCTTCTCCGTATTTACAGCGGAAATGGGATCTGCCGCAATTTTCTTTTGCGACAGGCGGACTTCACGACGAAAACGCGCAGCAGTAATATTCTGCTTTGTGTTCATCGAGGTGTTCCCGTCAGCCGAAGTATATACATTAACCGTCGGACCATTACTGGTCCGGGGCAAAGGTATAGCAACGGCATTAACAGTGACGGACTGTGGATCAGCAAGCATCGAAAGTTCCTTATTGTTTTACGCATTACACGGGGTGCAAACCCTAGATAATTGCTATTTCAATTTGGACAAACCGATAGCGCCCAATATCGATAGCTGCATAGCATTTAACCCTACTGGGTTTGTGCTAAAGCCGAAAGGGTCACCGGGGGTTCTTATCTTATGATAAGTCACTCCGATGGCAGTACCTGAAACTTTGATTATCTCTCCGTTTTGCTTATGTAGAAACGTTTGGGCATAATATTCCCGAATGTTTCTAACATGACGCATTACATAGAAATGATCATTGCTTAATCGACTAGCAATGTCGGTCTGCATGTTCGATAAACGAACACCAAGACCGGCGTACCAATCGATTAACCAGGTCCAGGGTATCGCTCTATAAATTTGACTAGGACTTGGATTTAAGCCAAAAATAGCGGCTTTCATCCTCCTAGTCCAAACGATATCTCTGGGGCCACTGGGTAACCAGTAACGGAATTGGGCAGAAGCCCAAACCGTGTCCTTGTTATACTCAGTTTGACGGAAAGTACTGGGACCACTATAAAAGTTCGACGTGAATACGGGCCAAACGCCCGATCCAGTCGTTCCACTAGTGGTCACAGGATCTGTCATAGCGTCAAGCATCGTAATACGACGCCTGACCGGCCTACCTTCGTCCCTAAGAAGTTGCGCTAAACGCTCTTGTGCCTTCATTTGAACTTGGCACATGTTGCGGATAGAAGCAAGCAGCGGTTTCCAGCCGAATTGCAATGCTAACCAATAATTTGGTATCGCATGCAATCCGTCTTTTAGAAAACGCTGCCTAAGCAATCCAGGCAAATCACGGAGTTCTAAAATTTCCGTTATTGCATTAAAGGATGGCTTAGTCGGTTTCATCTTAGCGTAAGCTAAAGGTCCCCAAGCATCGACCGACAAAGTCGGAGTGCTTAGTAGGAAGGGAAGATCTCCGTTGATCATCATACTACCTGTATAATGAGCATTGAAGAAACCCCCTCCCCACACCGTTCCCACAGGAATCTGCGGTCGGTAAATCGAACTACCTATAAGGTAGAATGGTCCACCAACGTTAGAGTACTTAGGGAAGTCGGGGTACCCATAGTGTCCCTTAAGACCCAGATACATAGTTTTATTCTCAGCACTAGTTATAAAGTACTGAGGAACAGAACCATTGTTATCTGTGATGTGATTACCCAAAAGGGTATTCACAGAGCGATTAAGAGACATACTGGACGACCTTTCTTGGCAGTGGAGTGTTCCGTAGAACGTGGAGAGGGCCCTGGAGAGGGC